TCCCGCAGCGGAGATGCTAGTCAGGTTCGCGGGAATAGTTGTATCTTGAGCACTCGTAATACTTTTAGAAGATGTCCAGGAGGACTCAAAACCCTCTATGTCTTTTGCCTTTACTTTCACATAGACGGTTACTCCAGCCCTGACCTCTATAACCAGGCTGGTTTCGGTGGTGAGACCTGAATTATACCAGTTGGATCCGTCATAACTCCACGCTACTTCATATCCTTTTATGTCTGTCTCACTGTTTGCGTTCCAAGTGGCTTTTACATACGTCCTGCCGTCTGAAAAGAAAGTTGTAAGAGCAAGCCCTATCGGTGTTGCAGGAGCCACACCGTCTCCAACTGCCTTAGAGGCCGTAACGGTTCCGCTCATTGTCGTGTAGCCCGACGCGTTTCCGGTTACGTCAACAGCCTTCACCCGGTATTTGTAAGCTGTATTTGGAACCACCCCAAGATCCACACAAGTGTTGGCCTTAACTCGGGCAATTTCAGTCCATGATGTGTAAGGACTTACCGATCGTTCAAGAATATACTTGTCGAGATCTTCTGCGGTTACTTCCGCCCAGTTAATCTCAATAGCCTCAATACCTCCGGTTGCGGTTATGCTCAACGGTGCGGGCGGCGGGATCGTGTCTTTTGCGCTTAGTACGCTTTTTGTTGACGACCATGCAGATTCGCGGCCTTCTATATCAGTTGCCCTCACTTGAATCCAGATTGTCTTGTTCTCCTTCACTTCAAAAGTGTGAGAAACTTCGACGGTGAAGCCGGCCACATACCAATTGAAATCACCGTAGCACCAGCGCACTTCGTAACCTTTCAAGTCCGCATCCGCCACTGCTGTCCAGTAAGCCGTTATATAACAGCGATTGTTATTGAACACGGTTGTTGCGTTGAGGCCTGTCGGCACGCTCGGGTCCGCGCCATCGGTAACAATGGCTTTTTCGGCGGCTATTCCAGCCGCAAGCGTAGTCACGGACGAGGCATTTGCCGTGGTATCAACTGCCTTTACTCGATACTTGTAGAATGTTCCGGCAGTTACTCCCAGATCAACCAGTTTATTTGCTTTTGTCTTAGCAATTTCTGTCCATGAAGAATAAGGGCTCGGTGCGCGTTCAACAATATAATAGTCAAGGTCCTTAGCGTTAACGTAAGCCCACGAGACTTCGATTGATTCAATGCCGGCCGTTGCGCTGATGCTTGCAGGAGCCGAAGGCGCTTCCGAATCCTTTGCCGAAGTTATTGAAACGCTTGCGGACCAATCAGATTCATAACCTTCAATATCGGTAGATCGAATCTGGACGTAAACCGTCTTGTATGGTGCAACTTCAAAGTCCATTGCGGTTTCGGAAGTAAATCCGTTCAAGAACCATTCAATCTTATCGTACGACCATTTAAGCTCGTAGCCTTTTAGGTCCGTTTCGGAATTGTCGGCCCAGTTTGCCTTCACATAAGCCTTTCCTTCACGGTAGAAAGTTGTGAGGCTAAGACTTGCAGGCGTGGCGGGTGCAACCCCATCTCCGATATCTCCCACATCAAGCAACTGGGCCACCGCACTGACTTCTCCCGATTCGTCTGAACGGTTTCCGTAGGTGTCTATGTTCACGAGTCGGATATAGTATCTCGTGTTCCCTTCCAGTTCAAGGATCTCGAACTTGTTCTGCTTTGCAGACTTCACTAGAGTTTCGGCAGTGATCTCGAAGCCTTTCGACACTGAAAGATGAACTTCCGTCGTCTCCCAGTTTGGATTTTTCGGCTTGTTGAACCCGACCACAATTCCCTGAATGATTCCTCTCGCCCACACTCCTTGAGGTCTGAAAGTGTCTACCTGTCTTATGGGAGGTTCATACCCGATAGCGTCGTTCAAATTCACCGCAGGTCTTCCAAGCTGAAGATGAACGATAAGCCCGTTCTCCGTGTACTCCCTCGTCTCCTGCATGATCCTGACCGTCGAGACGACGCCGGTTTTAGGATCGACCACACGGACATAATCACCCAGCCCGTAGGAAGGCTCCGCATTTATGGGAAACATCGTCTGGATAGAGAAGGCCACGACCGGGGTCGAGAACTCTTCAAGGTATGCCTCGGCTTTCGTGGTGAGGTCTGTAATGTTGTCAACGTCAAAGTCCACGACTTTGCGGTACTCGCCGTACTCGGCTATGGAGTCGTAATCCCTGAACTCTTTCTGGAGCCGGTTGATCCCGTCGCCTTTGCCTCTCGCCAGAAGGACGTTGCATAATTCTTCATCATCGTCAGAGAGCTTGTCGATCTCCGTGTTCGTGCCAGCCCTGAAGACGCACTCGTCAGTCTGGTCACTCCCGATCTCCGAGACCAGATACAACACGCCGTTCTGGACGTAGAATTCGTACTTCTCCGAGCCGGTCATTCCCGCGGGGCCAGCGTGAACGTTCTCGCAAGCCTCGCGCAGTATCGCCAGCGCATTTTCGCCGTCGGCCACGAGGCCCTTGACCGTCATTCCCGTTTCAAGCGGAATCGAAGAAGAGAGAATGTCGGAGCTGACTCTGGCCAGCATCTCGACCGCGAAAACGAAGGGAGTCTGACCCACGGGATTGCCTTCGTCGTCCTCGCTGGTAGTGTCTTCTGTATAGAGATTGATTCTGATATATACATCTTCTTCGTCCGTCCAGCCGGGATCGACTCCGACCTGATCCGGAAAGGCGCCCTCGATCTCCTCGCTCCATGTCTCTCCATCAGTTGAATACTGCATTGTCGTTTTGACCTGACCGCCATTGTCTGAAGCCCACCTGATACGACCCCAACTTTTGAAAGGCGAATCTTCATGAAGGCCGAGGTTTCGCCCAAGCACTAGCCAGACAACAGACTTCGTATTATTTGCATTTGGCGATTCTACGTTTCCACCTTTTGAAAACTTGTAAATCGCATATCCTTCGGGCAAGTATGCACCGAACTCATCTTTGGCAAGCATTATTACACCGGGTTCCGTGGTTGTGTCGATATTTTCAGCTTCGACATAATCTTCCCATTCAATTTGATCTTTTACCCTTAAGGTCAACCAATTGTTTTGCAAATCTCGCGCTACATCCGCTATATCCCAGTCGTCCCAGACCATGCCGTATTGAGCCGGAGTAATAATATTTTCGAGTATGATCTCTTCTGTGAGGGCCTGAACGACCAGATGAGTGTCAGTGAAGTCCCTTGAAACTATCTTCCCCGTCGCCTTCAGTACCGTATCTTTGAATATCTGAACATAGTGCGCCATTTGAGCGTATGAACCCTTATTCTCTGTGAACATCGGCCATTGAGATGCTTCCTCTCTGGGAATCCAGATAGTCATCTGCCCGGCTTCATTGATTCTTCGGTTGAAATACCATCGAATATCCCGATGAAATACGGCCTGTTTCTCTCTTGAACGGTCGAGAATCCTCACGCTGTACATCAGAACCACCTCGGGCGGAACTTGATCGAGGCCGCCGTTCCTGTGAGGACGTTGTCACCAGGAATGAGTTCGAACCCTCCGGAAACGAAAGTGTCAGTCATATAGTTTGCGACGTTGGTTGTACCTGACTTTGCCGTGAACTCTTTGCAGTCGACAACCACGTTTCCCATTGCAGCGTCATTCGAGAGTGCGAGAGTCTGTGAGGTCGTGGTGTTCACCACAGAGGCCGTAGTCCCGAGTCCTGTGAATGTCACGATCGGAAGAGAGGGAGCACTCCCGAGAACCGTGATGGTCCCGGGAGCACTCGTGGTGACTTCATCGCCGTACCAGAAAGGGTCGGGGCATAGAAAATTCAGTGTCACCTTGATTTGCTGGCCGAGCCACACCAGCTCGTCCAGACTGTTCTGGAGGTATCCGTATATGAAACGTTCATCGTTGCTGTTGCGGTATATCCTGATAGGACTATGAAGAAGGAAGGCCATGATCTTATCCCAGTATGCGATAGTTTCTCTTCTATCGTCTATCGTGATTCCTTCGTACTCGTCAGGCTCGCCATGACCTAGTTCTCCCTTAATCGTGAGCTCGCGCGGGCGCATAGTCTCATATCCTATTCTCACGCCCCCGTCCACCCCCGAACGCGCCACTACCGGCACGCTCTTCTGAAACGAAGAATCGGGGACCATGAGCGTCCACGGCAATGTGAGCGTCGTTCCTGCGCCGTTAATCATCTTTATCATCGTCCACTCCCCCTTCTCGAACGGTTCAAAGACTCCGAGATCTTTCTTTCTATCTCCTGCGCGGTCAGTTGCGTTATTTCGTCGATATTCGCCGTCTGCGGCTGTATCGAAATATCGCCGTAGATGTTGACATCGCCGCCGGACCCGACCAATCCCAGCTCGCCCATAGCAGGAAGTCTGGCGTCGAGTATCCCCGCTATCCTGTTTCCTATTCCCACGAGGCTGTTGAGCGAGGCCAGAGGGGACAGAAGATCTATGAGTATGTCTCGTGTGGGTCCTGTGATCTCGGAGATCTGACGGCCTGCGTTGGTTGGAGAGTCTGGCACTTTCAGTTCTGTATCGAAGGCGGTCATGTCGAGCAATGGAATTTTCACTCCGAGCCAGCCGAACGCCCAGTTGATCGCCTTGATGACTGTGTTTGTGAACTCGAATATCTTTTCGACAATATCCAGAATCCCGTTTGCAAGCCACTCGAAAACAGGCGCCAGAGCCTTCACCACAGGCAGCAGAGCTTTGCCGATCACCCTTCCAAGTTCCTTGAACGGATGAGTCAACTGTTCTATTGCAGGGTTGATCTCGTTCTCGAATCCTTCTGTGATCCTTTGCGATATGCCGAATATCTCGTCGATCTTCGTGACCACTCTCTTGATTTTGTCGACAAACCCCCACAGCTTCAGGGTCATGTTGGTGAAGGCCGCTATGATAACCAGACCGACGGGTCCGGTAGCGGCAACGAGAGCTTCAATACCCGAAGCAAGTGCGCCTCCCGCCTGAGTGAACAACAACTTCCCCATATCGACGAGCTGTGTGAGCATCGGGACTTTCGTTGTTTGACCGACCACGCCGAGATCAAATTGTTGCTGTGGGAATCTGCTAGTCATCCAATTATTGAGTTTCTCTGCTATTGCTTCAGAGAAGAGGTCCTCTATCTTTCCAAACAGGTTGCCCACAAGCTCTTTGATCGCTCCGAATATTCCTACCTCGCCTTTGAGAATCCTGCGCGGCCCTTTCACGAAGAAGTCCGATACCATTCTCGAAATATCGCTGAATGCAGTCTTCCAGATATTCACGACTTCCTCGGCGGTTTCTTTGTTGCTTTCGGCTATCTGGTCGTTGCCTTCCTCAATGTCTTCTGGATCAGGAACGAAAGCCGGTACACTCGTGGTATTTGAGGTGCCTTTCCACCACGGGGTCTTGAACGCGGCTTCGAGCTTATCATATGACTTTTCAAGGTTCTGGAAGAATTCTTCAGTCGCCTCGGTCGCGGTCTTTGTAGGCTTGACCATGTTTTTCTGGAGCCCGGGACCCATCCATGTGCCGATTCCACGGACCATTTCGGGGACTATCGAGGCACCGACAACGGCGATGTATAGATCCGTGAACAACCGGAGCACTTCCTGCGTGCTCCATTCGGTCTGTGCAACCATCACCTTTGCCATTTTCACGAACTCTTCCTGTATTCCCTTCGACTGTTCTTGCGTAATCTGGCCGATCTTTTCAATATCCCCGGATAGAGTCTGCCCGGAGTTGCCCGAATAGCCCCCGCCTCTTATATCCCACAAATAGTCTCGTATCGTGCCAAGTCTGGAGAAGATCGAAGAAGTTGTGCTGTTGAGGGTTGCGAGTTCCGCGGCGAGTACGTCCATCCCGGCGGCCACAGCAAGGAGGTCTTTGGAGGCGATGGCTTCCTTGATCTCTTTCAGGATCTCCAGAAGAGACGGCGATTCAACCACCGGAGTTTCTTCGACCCGTGTTTCCGGTAATTGCTCGGTTATAGCTTCTGCAATGGTTTCGGCGCTTTCGAGATCGAGGTCGAAGGTATAGGGTGTTTCTTTCGGGAATGACTTCTTGACCACATCGGGATACTGTTCGATGATAGCGTTCACGACATTTGCCAGCTCGCGGGCCTGTTCAAGCGACGACTCTGATAGCTTGCTCCAGTCCCCCGCCAGATCTTTTTCCAGCCCGAGCATGAAGTTGGTCAGGAGAATCTTCGTCGCATTTGGAAGGTCCTCAACTTTCGAACCGCCTTCCACCCAGGTTCTAGCGTTTCCAAAACCACGATTCCACGCGACAAGAGCCGCGGATAGAGTATCAAAATTATCTCCAAGCCACTTCATCGTATTAGATGCGGCCTCGGTCGCCCACACTGGATCAGTTGCCGCAACCGTATGCTCCATAGGTGTGTCTGACCATTTTTTTGCCTGCTCGTATGCGATGGGTTCAAGCTGGAACGGGCCGTACCCCTCGCCACCGACAGCATTGATCTTGTACTTCGATTCCGCGTATGCGAGAGCGGAAACAAAAGCGGGTTCGAAGATTCCTTCGGCGATTCCCTGAATGACTGCTTTATCCAGTTCCAGAGAAGTCATAGGGCCGGACACGCCTAGATCAATGACGTTTTTGAACAGATTGGCCTTGAATTCTTCGTAGCTTTCCCGATCCCTGCTAGCGAGCCACTCGCGGATTTCTTTCTGGACATCTGCCGATATCGGAGACGGGTTTATCTCTATTCCCGTCCCGGGGAATGTCGATAGCGCGTACATTCCTTCGAGCTCGTTGTATGCTTTGTTCATTTTCAAGCCAGGGAACGGGAGCCTTGAACCAGTTCCGGTACCAGTACCAGTCCTGCCACCAGAACTTCGACCAGGAGAGGCATCAGCGGGGACAGTACGCCCTATGTCAATTCCAAGCATTTCTAGCAACCAACC